CATACGATGCATCAGGAGTAGGGCCGATCAAAAAGTTGCTGACGTCAAAATACGAATAAAAACGCGGCGTTCCGGTGGTGCTTGCGTCAGGATTAAACGATTGCACAAAGTTAACGTCCTTAAACAACAAAAACTCTTTGTTGCCACCCGTCGTAATCGACAAACTAAACGGCGCCAAATAATCACTCGGAACCGCAAGATATTGATTTCCAGACGTCATGTTACCCGTGGTATTCTTACGAAACACCTCTAATTGCGTCGTTTTCAACATGCGCTCTTCAGTGTTGCGTATAAACACATCCAGATTATTCACAAACGTCGTTTCGTCGTTTTCCGTATAATCCTGTATCGCTTGTTTTAACTGATCGTATGTAAAACTCATGTCGTCACCGTTACCTGTCCGACCTTACCAAACGCATTCGGCGGCCGTAAATTAGGGGCTTCCACCAGAGGCACGCCAACATACACATCCAATGGCTCTATTCGATCTGGACGCGGGTCTTTTAAAGCCTGCGCATCAATAACTTTGCGACGCGGCTCAAGCTGCGGCTGCTTTGCTTCCCACTCGTCGTAACCAACAAGCATGCCCGTCCACTCTTTGCGCATGCGATCTAAGCGATACCGAAAGCCGGATCGATCCGATATTCCATACGCTTTTTTGCCAACCGCATACTTTGACATTACGAAATCCTGTAATAATCCAGACTAGGCTGCACGTTAAAGGACGCACGATCACGGTCTTCGGTCATCGCACGATCAAACTCTTCTTCATAAACCGCTTTTAACAGCTGCACGCGCTCCGGCGCCCGCTTCATTGAAATATAATACGCCAAACCCGCCGCCAAGCAGGGATAAAACCGAAACGGCAATTCAAGCGTATTTGTAGGTAATCCCGCGTCGTCAATGCGCACCAAACGATCAAAAATGATTTCGTCCGTGCTATTGTCCGGCGCAGGCCAAACCTTCAAAGTGGGGTTTATCTGACGATCTACAAAAAACTGCGACACCCGCGACGCCGTAGACTTTGTGGGAATGTTTAAGTAATCGTCACGGCTCACGCGTTCGATGCCGTAATCGACGTTGTCGCGGCGTACAACCGCAGACAAAATATCAATAGTATCCGCGCCCAGCGAGTAATCACGCTGCCCTTGAACAACGGTCACCGTTGTCTGCGCTATCGTCCATTGATTTAAACCACGGTTAGCCCAATCGGACAGCATCAGATTGAGCGAACGTTTCGCGGTTTTTATGTCGTAACCAGTGCGAACCTCTAGCCCACACCGTTCAAACGCTTCTTCGATGTAATCGGTGACGTCTAATTCAAACGTCTTTGTGCCAGAGGTTGTCATTGCTTACTTCTTCTTTCTAACTGCGCCACCAGAACGCATCTTTTTCACCATGCCGCCGCCGCGCATCTTCTTAACGCCGCCGCCCGCACGCATCTTTTTCACCATGCCGCCACCGCGCATCTTCTTAACGCCGCCCATGGCCATTTTTTTGCGTGGACTCATTGCCATCTTTCAGTCTCCTATATAGCCGTTCACGTTGCTCAAATATCGCTTCTACGTCGTATTCTTCGCGATATGTGTCATAATACCCTAAATCTTGCAGCGTGTATGCAGCTTCTTGCACTTTCGATAAACGCTGTATGAAAATCATGGCGTAAGGCGTATTTATATGCGGCTCAAACTCGCCGTCATCTACAAAGTCATTGCTGTCATCGTCAGGGTGAAAACCCATTACCCAAAGATCGCGATCCCCAAAAAGACCCTGTGAAATTGCTTCATTGTAGTCTTCAAGCTCCGAGTGAAAGCTATCTGCGTCGCGTTTGTAAAACTGATCTACAACAATAATCAAATCTAGCGCATCAGGAAATTGCGCAAAACAAGACCGCACCGCTTGGCTACCGCCGTATCTAAAGATAATCGCTACGCTTTCATCTAACCAAGCGCGCTTTGCAAAGGGACAAGGCGGCATATTGTTAAAATACACGTTTGGCTTTTCCAAAGCATATGCAGACCAAGCGCGTATTTCTTCGCAAATCGCTTTTTCGTCACCGATGTAAAAGTTTGTTACATTTTGCATTAGCTAACCGACCCTTTTGTATGTTTGCGACGGTTTGCTAAAACTTTGCCGCAGCCGCGGGCCACAACAGCGCCGGGTTGTTTTTTACCAGTGTAGGGACGTTTGGCCTTTGTTGCGTAGATTGGGCCCCCCGCAGCCGCGTAAGTTACTTCCGCCGCTTTGGTATTCTTTACAACAGTTTTGCCCTTTTTGCCTTCGCGCTTCTTTTTTGCAGCGGTGGATTTGCGTTGAGACTTTGACAAAGCACGTGCTTTAGCTATCGGCAAACAACGATCCGGGTTTTTCTTGTCTTTAGACGTACCGCATTCCCCCGCAATGTTGCCATTGCTATCAATACGAACCCATTTTTGCTTTCGCCATTTAGCTAGTTCGCCGCCCACTTTTCTTCCCCTTCGCACCCTTCGCATAGTTTGGGTCTTTGCAATATTTAGAAGCCGCCATATTGGCATACGCAGAAGGATACGTGTCAAAGGTACGCTCCGCCCAAGCTTTACCAGCAGGACAAATTTTGCTGCCCTTACTCTTTGATGAAGACTTTTTAGATTTACGTGAATAAGCCATTATTTTGCAAATCCTATAATTGCGCTCATAAGCACGTCACTATTCATGAGGCCCGCAACAACTAAAGCGCCTACGATCATCCACTTTGCTTGAAACAAAGTGACTTTTACCTCTTTCATGTCCTCTTGCAGCTTGTCAACGCTGTGAACAAGATGATCTTGCTGTGCCTGAAACTTCACTAGCTCCAACTCCAAATCGTGTACGCTTTTGTCCGCCATCAGCATTTCCACCGCTTTCTAGCCTGACGCAACCTGCTATTCGGGTCCTTGGCCGCCTTTGGAAACTTTTTCATCTGACCCGCAGAACGTGCGCAGAAAGACTTTCTACGCTTTGCGTCCTTGCTGCCTTTTTTGACCTTGCCCGTTACAGCCGTCTTCAGCTTAGACCCGGGGTTCTTTTTACGATACTCTTTGACCCCTTTTTCCGTCATACCCGCGCCAGACTTAGTCTTTCGGTAATTAGCGCCTTTGCCCTTTGTCGTGCGGCGTATGGGTTTTTCTTTTTTGGCCATAACGCACCTACACTATTCGTAAAATACGTCTGCTTCTAAAAGGTTAGCCATGTGTAAATAAATGCCTTTTGTGACGATAAAGCCCTGATTAGGAATACTAAAAGTATTAGCAAAAGTATCACTTGCCGCAGTGTGCTTACTCATCAACCAACGTTTATTCGTTTCACTTTTTTGTGGTGTTGTTGCAACATAACGACAAGCTGGTGTACCCGTAATTGTGTTGGAATTTAACATTGTTACAGTAAAAGCATTAGCCGTCGTAACCGTTATCTCGTAATTTCCCGGCTGGGCAGCACCACCTGTACCAGTAGAAAAAGAAATACCAACCACATCACCTGTAGAAAGTCCATGACTTGTGTCCGTGACAGTGACAGTAGTCCCGCTTTGAGCGTATGTTCCAGACTCCGGCGCTACATCCGTATCAAAAACATCAAGTAGTCCCGCTGTTGCGGTGCCCACTAGAGACACTTCTTTGATACGATGACGCCCTAAAGCCACAAACCCGCTTTGATGTCGGTGGCCCTGAAAGACCTGAGAAATCGATTGAGTTCCCATGTTTTAATCCTTTTTCTTTGTAGAACGGCGCTTTTTAACAGGCTTTTCTTCCGAAACCTCATTTACGTCAGGCGTAGAAGGATCATCCGCTTTTAAAGTTCCGTCTTTATTATGCGCGCGTACTTTTTTCGTAGCTTTTAGGGGCGTGCCATCTGGCGCCAGCCCCCGAGCTGCTAATTCTTCCGCACTGGGTGGTTTAAATCTACTCATGCGTCACCTTTAAGCGGCCGCAATTGTTCCGCCAGTGTCAGAACGCTTCCAGTTTGTACCGTCAGAAAATGCCAAAATTGCAGAACCCGCCGCGCCGTTTGAAACGTAAACAAGCGTGCCCGCGCCAGCATCCGAAGCAGATGGTGCAGTCGCAACTGTGTATGTTGGAACTTTAATGTCCCCGACAAAACCATTTGTGGATGTCACTGGACCTGAAAATGTGGTCGATGCCATAGTATATTACCCCTTGCACAAGGTTTTGCCTAGCAGTCTGTGCAACGTCAGGTGGGGCGAAATCCTGTCTGCAAGGCTAATGTTACCCCATCGACAGAATAACACACTTTAGACAAAAAGAAAGGGGCCGCTTTCACGGCCCCGAGTAACAGGGAGGGTGTTATGAATACCCCCACTATAACACAACTTACGCTGCGCCGGGAGTACCAAATACGGCACGCCAATCAGAAACACCGAACGAATAACGTTCCCGTGCTTTGAAGCGCATGTTACCTGTGTCGAAGTCACCTTCCATCGCAGTGCGAATTGGAGAACGCTGGAACAGTTTGAAACCGTTTGGCGCATCCGTTTTGATGAAGAATGCATCTGTGTCTGTTAGGAAGTGATTAACCACTGCCCCATCAGGAAGCATGCCCATCGAACGCATTGCGTTGATGTCGTTGTCAGCTGTACCTGAGCGTAGGTTTGAGTTTAGTACACGCTCTGCAATGAACTGAAGTTCCTTCGGAATGATCAGTTTCATGCCACGAACGGCAATTTTCAAACCACGTTCGTCTGTCAAACCTGAAATATCAATAAGCATTTGCTCAAGTGATGTTTCGTTTAGGTCCGCAGCTGTGGATAGCTGGTTACGCTGGTTGCCTGACAAGCTTGGGTGCGCTGATGAACATAGCGCCGCACCGTCACCCACTGGGTGTGATGTGCTGAACGCGTTGTTCAAGATAGACGCTGCCTTGATTTGCTTTGTCTGAGACATTGAACGTGCTAGAGCGCGTGTATAACGTGCCGATAGGCGGTCATACAGGTTGTCTTCAACCGCTTCTTCAGTGATTGAGAACGCCAACGCAATAGTTTAGTGTGTATAACGCGCAGTGTATGTTTCCTGTGCGTCATCGAACGAAATTGCTGCACCTTCGCCTTTAACCGGCGCTGTTCCAAAGCCACCAAGCATCACCTCTTCTTCAAAGGCGCGATCAGATGACTCTTCGTCGAAGATTTCCGCATGCTCATTGTCATAGCGGTCATACTCCAAACCAAACAGCGCGTTAAGGCCGGGTTCCAGCTCTTTCGCTAATTGTGCGCGAGAGATAGCCATAATCTATACCCCTTCCTTATGTGCCGGTTGAATCCGCAGTAGTCTGCGAATCAAAACGACGAGTTGCTGCATTGTAGTGTGCGTTAATGCGTACAAGCAAATGCGCGCCAGCTGACGCGTAATCGTTGTTTGCATCATCATCAACCAAGCCAACAATGCGCAATGGCAATGTCGCTGTAGTTGCGATTGAAGACACACTAAGTTGAGAGTTGGAACGTCCTGTATCGGTAGAACCGGTACGTGCGGATGTACCCAAAGACGCGTTTGCAAAGACGCCAGCCAAAGCTGTTGAGCGATCTGTCAACGTTGCGTCTGCTGCTACAACAAATAGCTGATCAGGGTTGTCTGCAACAACCGCTTCAACTGGATAATTTGTGTCAACAGAAACGCTTCCAGAACCCGGCCAATAGTTTAGCCAAACTGGTTTCTTTTGGACGCTGTCGTGATACTTCACTCCCATTAGGACACCTAAAGCCGCAGTTGTACCGCCGCTTGTTGCACCAGCATAATCAATAACACCATCTGCTGTTGGTGTTACAATACCGTACTGGTAAATCGCATTTGTGTTATCAGATGCAATTTCATAGGTGGTTAGGCCAGTGCTGTTTGTTGCACTACCGGCCAGCCCAACAGGACGAAGACCAAAGGCAGTTTCTTGGTTTGCCATAATCTTTCTCCTATTTTGGGGACCACGTTATGATTTACGTGGGCCACCGAAGGTTACACGAGATTGACGATCAGCATTGCCGATCCTCATTGTTTGATGAGCATTCTCACGCATCATGTCCTGATCAACCGCCTGCATCTGATCCATATTTCGTTGATTGAAATATTCGGTTCTTTCTGCAATTGTTTCTTCAGGAATTCTGGCAAGAATAAGTCCGCCTACCCCAAATACTCCCTCATATTTACCCGAATCTATCACCGGTGCCTCGAAATCGGGGTATTCATCCTGACGGACAAGTTCCCAACCTTCGCGCAATCTGGCTGAAATGTTCTTGCGGTCATCAAAACCACGTACTTCAGCACGTATCCAGCGATGTTTGTACCCATCTGGTGCGGGTGGAGCGTCTAGCATTGACGGTGGCGCCCAAGGACGACGTTGAGCCGTTTTTTCTCGGGTCTTGTTTGCGCGAGGAGCACGATCTATGCCCTCAAAACGATCTTTCGTTGCTTCAGACATAGTTTTAATCCTTCACGTATTTCGCATATTCTTCTAGCGGCACACCCAATTTTTTAGCTATCGTAACTTGGGTCGGGGTGAGTCGAACCTTTCTGTTGCGCCCAGAATTATTTGTAGAGCGGCTAACTCCAGCAACCGTCTGAGCGGGGCGCTTGCTAGAACCGAGTTTCTGCGGGAATTCTTTCGACATTCTCCGATCAAGCTCAGTATAATACGCATCGTCGTTTGGGTCAAACCCTTCATCTTCGACAAGCTTTTTGTGAATACCAAACGCCGCAAACGTCATGGCTTCGTCTTGACCAAACCACTCATTTTTCTCGGCCCACTGCTCCGCTTTTGGATCAGGACGGCGCACTTGCTGGGCCTGTTGCGGCGCGGCCTGCGCTTGAGCCTGCTGCATCTGTTGCGCAACAAGTTGCTCTTGGCGCTGCTGCTGCGCTTGAGCTTGACGATATTGTTGACCACGCACGCCGACTTCATACAGCTTCTTCTGCGCCTCAACAATTTTGTCGGAGTCACCAACTTCCAAAGCACGCTTCAAATCGGCTTCCGCTTGTTGCGCCTCAACGTTTAAACTACGTCCAAACTGCTCTAAATACCCCGTATCAAGCTGCTTCATACGGTTTTTAAGCTGCGACGCCTCGTTTTGAACCTGCTGTGCGTAACGAATAGCTTCTTGCTCGCGCTTTTCAGCGTCTCGCATCTTCTTCGTCAACTGATTAATACGCTTTTGCGCACTATTCACCTGCTGCTCTTGCTCATTGCTGTCATTTTCAGGAGCGGCATGTTCCGTCGCGCTTTCAATCTTTGGCGCTTCCGTAACCTCTACTTCCGTTTCCTCGTTTTCACCAACGTCGATGTTAATGTCCTGTTCATCTGCCATAATGTTCTCCTTACAGGCTTAGAATGTCGTCTGGGTTGCTAATAACAGCCAAGACTTCATCGTCATTCAAAATACGAACCTCGCCGCCTTCAATCTTGAAGCGCGACCCCGCATAACGTGGGAAAATGATCCAATCGCCTTGTTTGCACCAAGGACCATCCGGAAACTTGCTTTCATCTTTGTAGCAAAGTTCCCCCATTTTCATGACGTACCCCACAACCGTGGTTAACTGACTGTCGTCTACCACCTGATCAGGCAATAAAACGCCGCCTTGGGTTTTGGCTTTTCCACGATAGGGTAAAATCAACATTCGCCAGCCTGTCGGACTTGGCATTCTTTCCAATAAGCTTTCATCAGCTTTGGATGGGTCTAATACGCGGTCTTCTCGCGCCACGTACATACTTTCAACCCCTTGTTTTGCGGCTTCTAAATCCACCGATTTGACTGCTTCAGTCATTAAATTGCTCCTGTTTTTCTAGCAGGCTCGCGAGTTCCTGAGATACAAAGTTTAAAGCATTAAGTTCGCCCATGCACAGCTGATAATGCTCCATTGTTGAGATGCCGTTGTTTTCTAACAAATCCAGCACCATGCTTTTGCGCTCTTTTAAAGAGCGTTGCACGAATTGTACGACGTCTATGTCGTCCATGTTACCTCACATATCTAATAACACTAAGATATTATGTAACATGTCTTATATGAGGTGACTAGCCTAAACTAAACAATTAGCTCAAAGTGCGGCATATCATTAAATCCTTTTCGGCCCTGTGATCGGCGCAAGTCATGGTATGCTTCCCAACAAGACTCCATATCGCCGTCCCACATGCGGCAATCATACGGATATTTGTGATCAGGTACCGCCCACGCCGCGCCCCAACACAACGAAACATCACAAACTTTAGCCGCCTGCTGCATCGCATCAGCAATAGGGAAGTACGCGCTTTCTTCCCAACGGATGCCTGTAACGCTATCATACGCACCTAAGTCTACGGCTAGGCCGTCAATGTGCTTCGACTTCATTGTTTGGCTGTTGCCCTTCTGCACTAGCTCACGCTGACGTTCGATGGAGCGTAAACCTTCCAGCACGGTAAAATCGGTCTTTGAAATGCCGATAGCATACTTCACTACGGCAACTAGACGCTCGTCTACGCCCTCAAGACGTGACAGGCTGCGTTTTCCAAGTTTAAATGTCATTTTTTCTTTCCGAGTCCCTTCATCGTACGAATTCCAAACGAGGCCGCTATGGAAGCGTACATTCCCCATTGTACCCATAATGGTGTTGTCTCCAAATTTGCAAAACCCTGTGCCATCACATCCTGCATCGATGGAATAAAATTGGCCACCAAAATCAAAACGAAGACAATAGTCCAGAGTTCGTCTTTCCAGCTATCCTTTGAAGCCTCAATCGCCGCTTGCTCCCAGTTTATCTCACCAGTGGCCTGTTTGAGCTTAATTTCAGCATTTGCTTTTTGCACCGCAGTCTTGCCGTCAATGTACGACGTTGCCAGACCCCCTAGTGCAGAAACGATTTGACCAATCATTTGTTAGCCTCCTTACCCATCCAGATGCCGAAACAGCCTGTGAGTGCGCCCATACACACAGATACTAGCCCTGCCTGTGCATTACTTGGATCGGCTAGGGACATGAACCAATGCACCGATTGATAAGTTAAGACTGTAACTGCCAACATCATTAAACGGGGCAGTATTTTCCAATCATCTATGAATGTTCGCGCCATGATATCCTCTCCCATGCGTAACACAAACCTGCGGCGACAAGCCCCGTACACGCAGCTTCCATCCATTGCTCACCAAAGTGCGTCGGATGAACGACAATATCAGACGCCATCGTTAGCACCCCAGTGGCCCATGCTGGATACCATCGGCCCTTGGGCTGTCCGTCACCCAAACTTGTAAGCCAAAACGCAATTCCTGTCAAAATTCCTGTCTTAGACGCAGTTAGGGCATGATTCAAAGTCAACACGGTCAGGTCGCCTTGCACCATGCAAAGCATACAAGCTGACCATGCCTGCAAGAACTTTTCAATGAACATTTGTCTCGTTTTCAATGAACCACTCCGCTACTCTTCGACTAGAACACACCAACCAAAGGCGACCCTTGTTATCGTACACATGATAGCGCATTCGCCCAACCATTACCAAACGCATCTACCATTTGCCTTGCTGCTTTCCAACAAACCAGAACACAAATGCCATCAGCACCGCTGCAACAACAAAGATTATGAACCCAAACACCCATTCAATAATCGCTTGCTTTAGCTTGGCCTTTTTGAAGTCTGTCTTTTCTTTCTGCTTTTTCATATCCCGCAAGATTTGCTTGTATTCTTCAAGGCCAGTTGGGCCATGCACAAAGCGGATCATGTTTTCTAGTTCTGTTTTTAGAGCTTGTGCTTTTTTCTTAGCTGCAAACGCCTGTGCGGCACGTTCTTCCATCGAACCGCTGAATGCTTTGTACCAAGGCGGGTTTTTAGCTTGGCGTTCCGCTTCATTAATATCTGCCCACGCACCAGCAAACTTTGACAATGCTTGCGTGGTATCGCGTCCCGCGTTAATCAGGGAGCGCATTTGCCCAACAGCGGCACTCGCTACCGACAATGCTGTTAATGGGTCAATCATGCTTGGTTAAACCTCGCTGGGCAGATATATTCAGGACTTACACGGTAGAATATATCATAATATCCGTATCTGCGCGACCCGCAGTCGTAATAACAGA